CCAGGGTTGCTGCTTCTTGTGCGGCGGCTGGGCTTACTCCCTGTGCTGCCATGTATTGGCCAAGACCACTTTGGGTAATCGTTGGCACGGCGCGTTGAGCTTGTGCAAATGCGGTAGGCGGTGTTCTGGCAAGATAATTCATCAAGTTAGAAAAACCCGTTTGTGTCAATCCTCTCGATGCCGTTTCACGGGCCTGTAACTGCTTCAACAATTCTGCGGCTTGTCTTTGTATAAAGTCTTCGCCCTCTTTTGCTTGCAAATCTATGTTGCCAGATATTTCTTTTGGTATACCTGCACCAAGTTGACTCTGCAAATACTTTAATTGTTCTGCTGCTCCAGCCTGTTGTCTAGCCAAAGCTGCTGCTGCAAGGTCCTGCTCTTGTCTAAACTTAAATGCATCTAAATTAATTTTATCAAAAGCAGCCTGTGCTTTAACTGCATTTGTTGCAGCATTTGCTTCTGCTGCTCTAGCCAATGCGTCATAATAACTACGAGGTACACTTGAGCCACGACCCGATTGATTAATTACAATTGGTATGTCTGCACCTTCAGCCGGATTAAAATCATAATCTTCATCATTAGAAGACAAGCGGGTTCCAGAAAGAGGTCTTCCAAGTCGAGAGTTTCTCATTGTTATTATGGCCATATTTAACCTACCTTAAATTTAATAATGCTTGTGCGTCTTCTGCTATTTGTCTAGCCTTGGTTCTTTCCAAGTCAGCTAAACCAGACTCTAGACCCTGCTGTAATTGTGTTCCAGTAAGGTCAAATCCTCTCAACGAGCTAGCCAGGTCTTCTCTAGCATAACCCAATCCACGCTCTCTTTGCCTGGCGTAATTTTCTAAAGCTTGTTTGTAAATACCAGAACGAACGCCCATACCCTGCAGCCCTCTACGACCATAAGAAGCGGTTAATTTAGGAACCTGACCCAAGCCACCAGATGCGGTCCTACCAAAGGCGGCTTCTTCCATTTGCAGTATGGGTCTTTGACCACGAACCTCAGCCAAATAACGATTATATGCGTTCATAGCAGCTTGTTGAGCATATTGATTAAATAAACTTCTTCTTGCCGCTTCGTATATTGCTGGGTCAAATGCCATAAAACTCTCCTATATTAAAGGCTAAATCTTTACCTTTTGTAATCATACCATTTTACAACGGCGTATCGAATACCCTTTATGATTGGGTAAACCTGGTGCATGTAGGGAAAACCTGACGAAAACACCACTATTTCACCCGCTTCTGGTTTAACTTTAATATTAAACTCTTTGAATTCTAGTTCTCCACCTTCAAAATCATCATTTAAAAATAACGATAATGACACTATTCTTGGAAACTGCGGATGGTCATCTATATGATTATGAAACTTATTTCCTTCTTCATAACGCAATAAAACGGTGTGATGACTTACCAGGGGCACTATGCTGTATCTGCCTCTGAAGTCCTCTATAATCGCATCCAAACCCGTCTGGAGGGATTCTGCAGCTCTTCTTAGCGGGTCTTGTGGATGGCAAGTAAGTTCTTTATTGGTTATAAAATAATTAAAACAATTTCTTGCGGCATAATCAACACCCGGAGTATTGTCCTTAACTAATACTTGGGCTGGATACCATTGTTTAAACATTGCATTTTGAATCAAACCTTTTAATATGCGGGCTGACTCTCTGGCAATTTTATATTTAGTTATGCCAGGTGCCAAATCCACCTTATCTAGAACCGTCATGTCAACGAGTTCTGGTTCTGTGTCTTTAGCGTGACCGACTATTTTATCATATAAATCTAAAGTTTTAGAATAATCGTGGCATTGGCAGACCGGTTGATTTACCGGGCCGTCTGGCATTGCCAAGAATCTATTACGATTAAAAAATCTTACATCTCCATCACTGCCATATTTATAAATACCATCGTGTTCTTTTTGTATCCAATGGTCTGGTTGTGTGAAATGTAAAAATAAAACTGTTGTATATTTATCCGGGTCTTGTGTTGGGTACGGTGGGCGAGAATGTATGTGTTGTTGTCCGCAAAATATTATTGCGTCATTTGGATTCTGTTCAAAATGCTGACCTTCTACTATTAATCCCCAGTTTGCAGTATTTTCTATAGTTATGTCAATCGTTGTTTGTGTGCCGTTTTGGTCGGTATGCTCCCATAGATGCGGAATGCAGCCGTCTTTCCTTTGATAACGAACCGCATAAAAATATGCTTTCTTTAACTCTGGTTCGTTAAATATTCTTTTTGCCTGCTCGATGCAGTGTTGTTCAATGTCCGGGTCGAACTGTATCGGAGCTTCCCATCTTGCAAACATCGTATGAAATTGTGTTTTGTCGGTCCCCATGCCGGTATCTGTTACCGTTTTTTTAACTCTTTCGAACATCTCGTCGTTAAAGAAGTTCTTTATTATTGTAGGCTCAGATAAGACGTTTGGAAGTTCAAACATCAATTCTTTTGTTATCATTACCATTTACCTAACGGGCATGTTGCATTCTGTAGTTTTGTTTTTAATTTCATAAAACACCCGCACTGTCTGCATTGTGCAGTTACTTTTATAAAACTGTCGCAGTCAAAACAAACATTCAATCTTGCTTTTACCGTTTCTTCTTCGGACCATTCGGTGTTTGGGCTTAACACGTCCCATGGTCTTGTGGTGCCCAGTTTCTTTTTGTATTCTTCCCACTTACTCATGTGTTTTCCTTCGGTTATTGATGAAATACTTTGCCATCCCATTTCCATCCAACATTGGCTGGCGTTGAATTGTTTGGATGCGCAAATTCTTTTTCAATTATTAATGGATTACTTGCTAATATTGCGTAGAAATCTTCATCTTGTTCGTCAAATACAATTGTTTTTGTTTGTCCATTTGCCGTAACTTCAATGGTTAAATTGTCTTTATCAACAATGTTATTTTGTCCGGCCAATAACAAGTCTGCCATAGGCGACCAAACAACGTTGATATATTCTACTGTATTATCTATAAGATAAAGTAAAACTCTTCCTGTATTTTCTGCCCACTCTATTGGTAATGGGCGTGGTGGAATAGGTCCTGGTGGCCTAAAGCGATAACCTCCAGTCCATCCATGATTTAAGTTTAATCCTGATGTTGCTGTAATCATATTCTCCTTCTAGTTTATCATTAACATGCGCTATTGAGGCACTGGTACGGAACCACGCACAGACCAACTTGGTACTCTTCGCAGCAGAAGTTTGCTGCGGCCAAGTCGCTGCATGTGAAGTTTTGTGGTGGCGTGACTGGCGGCGTAACCGGTGGCGATGTTACGGGTGGCGTAACGGGCGGTGTCACAGGCGGTGTCACAGGCGGCGTGACTGGTGGCGTAACTGGCGGTGTGACAGGTGGTGTCACAGGCGGCACAACCGGGGGACTGCCTGAGCCGCCGCCGCTGTTTGAGCCGCCGCCAATAATCAATTGATATTGGGTACCATCAACAACGATATACAAGTTATCATTTATTTTTCTAAATTCAAATTTTTGATCTCCGTATTGGTATTTCATGCCCGCTGCATCCGCTTCCATTCTATAACTTTCACTGAAACTTGCACCCTCGTTGCCGATAGACCATCTCGTGCTGTAACCGGTGTACATGCACTGCGAACCAACTCCGGGAGAAACCGGAGATCCTATCAGCAAAGCAGAAGTTGCGCTTCCTGGACCATGCGAAGGCGGAGGCAATGGCCCGACTCCACCACCAAATCTCATGTATCCAGAATAATTTCCGCCACTTGCAAGAATATCCCCAACAATTATTAACGCGCCGATTTGCCCAGAAGTTGCAGTGATATGACCTTTTACATTCAAGCTGTTAGAGCCATCCCAATACAAGAAACTTTCATTTGTTCCGACCCTAAATTCTGCGGCTACTATTTCGTTTCCTGAAGAGTCTGTTTTCCATCTGTTGTTTGCATTAATAAAAATCGAACCAGCTTTTACCGTACCCCTGATTGATGCCGAAGAAAACTCTGCATGCCCGTCTCCGCCGATAACCCAACCAGCCGTTCCATTTGTCCATGTCGAAGAACTATTGTTGTATGAGCCATTATAGTTGGACGATCTAATTATTGCCATGTTTGCTGGAGCGGTAATCGTAGTTTGCGCGCCCTGTTGTTTAAGGACTATTTCGTGTGCATTTATTGTTCCGGCAGTGACTTTAGAGGCGGTGAGGGATCTAACGTGCTGGCTTTCGATAAGTTGCGTGGCGGAAGATTGTTTCAGTCCAGAAGTTGGAGTCCATCCTCCGATAGTTGTTAGATGTATCTACCACCCTAAGTCTTCCGTAATAAGTCACGTTGGATTGGGCTGAACTATCGTCGGATGCGCCTGAATTGTTGGGAACATCTATAGTAAAGACTGTTGCTGTTGCTTTTCCGGTTGATATCAGGTTTGAACCAAGACCGTCTGAATACAATTCATATTCATATTCCTTAACGTCTAGATCTTCTGTTGGTTCAAAAGTGAACATAACAGATTTGTAATTTCCGTAGATAAAAAATGTGTTGTTATCTATTGTTCCGGGAATGGACTGGTCTCCCGGAGTTTTTACTCTGATGGATTCATATGGGAGATCTATTGCGGAAATTTCGGTATTTTTAGCCTTCAAAGTAAAAAGATAATTTTGCCCTGGTTTTAATCCGGTGATTGTTTTGATAATTTCAGCCATTATTTTAATCCGCCTATTGATTTAAAAGCTATATTTGATTTTACCTCTTCGTCACCAAGTGATAAATCATATCTCTTAGAAAAAGTATATTTTTCTATCTTGCATCTGTTGTTGGAGGAAGATTGATTTTTTGCGGCCAAAATTTCTATTTCAAACGAAAAGTCCCCATATACTTCCTCGTATTTAAGAAAAATATTTTCGGATGCAATGTCTAAAGAGTAGATGTTTTGATTTTGCTGTTTAGTTGGCGAATACAAATCGATTTCTATATTTGATTTAATGATTTTTTGCCCGTCTCCTGATGCCGACGTTTTGATGATCGTAATTTTTATTATGCCGCAGTTGGGGCCCTTTTCTGCATAGAGTTCAAAATTTGGTCCGTTAAATGTGCCCATTGTTTTGGCGCCGATCGTTGAACTTTCATTGTTGTTCCAAATTCCAGCCGTGCCTAAAAAAGAAAAACTCGTAATCCTATTATTGGTGGAGTTATTCTCAACAACTGTACTGTGTTTGTTAATTTTTGTATTTGAAGTTCCGGATTCTGTTGCAATAAAATTAGAACCCGTCGGTGCGCTTGTGGAAACGTATGAGCCAGAGCTTAATTGCACATATTGAATATCGTCTTTGTGGTAATAGACATAATATTCTCCGAAAAGTTCTTGCCCGGCTTTTGTTCCTGTGACCGACTTGAACCAAAGATTTTTGTCATATTGGTTTTCCGACGATGCCCCAACTATGAGGCTATAGGTTGGAGTATAGGAGTTGCTCGTTTCGTGGACAACAAGATACGAATCAAGATCGATCTCATTTTTTATTAAACCGTTTTCATAATAGTAAACTCTTCCGATATCTAAACTACCCAAATTGACATGAAGCCAATCTCCGATCATGAGGTTTTCCGTGAGAATCGGAAATTGTATTTTTCTTCTTACTGGGGCGTTAGTTGTAGAAGAATTTTTTTGATAGGTAAACCAAGTCATTTTTATATCTCGTTATATAATATTTCAAACTCGTAAGAATTTACTTTATCGTTGTCTATTTCAATTTTGAAAGTTGCGTCAAAATATAGGCCTCCACCAATCAAATTGCTTTGATTTAAACCGGTCAAAATGATGTTTGAATAACCGTTTTCTCCAAAAGAACTGTAATACTCTTCTCTTCCAGCTGTATAGTCTATATTTTTGGCGCTAATTAAGGATGAGCCGTCCTTACCGGAATGAGAATGAGTGCCCAAATTTATTCCCGCAATTGTTGCCTTATCAGTTAATTCAATTTTTCCGGTAATCGTTCCGCCATCTTTCCTCAAATACTGCGGATGAGCGTCCTCATCCAGGTCGTCTAATTTGGAGTGAGAGGCGCTTAAGTCGTTTCTGGCTTCCGAGTCAATTAAGGTTGAGTCAAAAATGTTTTGATACTTTTCTAAATTTTCATCTTTTTTATTAAAAATAATTTTTACCCTTTGTATTGCGATCGACTCGAGTTGGCTTATGTAATTGGCGTACCTTCTCATAAGGGTAATTAATTCCAATATTGCGTCCATTTTGGAAGAAAATTGAATTCTTCTTTCAATGAAGTCCGTTGTTATGGAGCCCAAGTTGCCCGTAACCGCATTATTGGCCATTACCATTTCGCCCATCAGCGTCGGGCAATCCGCTGAAATTGTGGACGTTGAAAAATCAAAAACCAAAGGCTCAACAATAAGCGATTTATAAGACATCGCTGGCAGTAGATAATTTCCATAAAAATTTTGAGCCATGTCAACACAATCTCTTTTGATGACGTTTAATATTGACCTTATCTCCGACATGTATGAGTTAACTTTCAGCGAAAAAAAAGATTGAAATTGTGCGGCGTATTTTTCGTCGATTTTTTCGATTTCTGATTGAGGGATGTTGGCTACGGGGCCTGTAATTTCTTTGGCCAACAACTTTACGTAATGCGTGGCCGTCTTGGCCCAATCGGACAAATATCTGGCGATTTGCGCTTCTGTTTCATCCCTATATTCATCTTTGTAGTGATAAATGATTATATTCCTAATTAATCCAATTTCGTTTTTTATGTACAAAAGAATTTTTCTAATATCGATCAAATGACCAAAACTCGTATAACAAATAGAAAGATCGTAGTTCTTCACCAAATTCCTGCACGCACTTGAAGAATTATTCAAAGCATACACGTATTCCCTGTACGGAATGTAGGCTGGTATTTCCATATCTTTTGCTGCGTCGTTATTTTTTGTAACGGTTTTCCAAACAGCTTTGTGGGCGGTTTCCAATTCTATATTGACGGAAGAATTGATATTGACTTGATCAAGATTTAAATCTATTTCGTTCAGCAGTGGCGTGATTATGCTCTCGGCATAAAAAATATTTGATCTTGCTTCTTTAATTGGGATTTCAGAGAGTTTTGTTATGTACTTGTTTGAGCCGTTGGAAATTCCCGTTAAATTTGCGTTTCTAAACCTTGTGTCCAAAGAGTTGTATCCAGAAACGTCTTCAGCCTTGTTTGTAAATACATTTTCTACAGAGTTTGAGCTGCCTATTCCATGTTGCGGCATGTTTAAAATGTCTTTCTCTTAATTGGTGCTGTGCCATTTTTTCTAAAAGATTTTTTATATCCAAATTTAGAATTAATTAAATTTTTAGATCGTGAAGGTATCGTGGATACTATCGTATCATCTTTGTCCTCGGATGACGGTGCTTTGGGCATGAAAAAAGTATTTGAAAAACTTTCTGTTTTTGTTGCGTATTTTACTTTATGAAGATCACCGTAATTTTCGGTAATTGCCAAAAGCGCCAACATCAGGGCGTCATGAGCGTGATCTACGGCCGATCCACTAGCTTCAAAAACCGGTCTTCCGGTCTGGGTAGTTCTGATCACCACGTAAGATATGAGCTGCATGTACATTTCCGTATCTTTTTCTGATATATTTAAAATTTCTTTTTCAAGATATTGCCTAAGGTTGTCGACCATATATGGTTTAATTTCTTTTTTAATCAATTGTTTAGTGTACGGATCTCTAATATCAAGAGTTTCGCTAAAACTGATTCCTTTGACCTTGTCTCTAAGGCCGCTGATGGGATTTTCTACTCCAAACTTATGAAGTAGCTCCACCTGAACTTCGCCATATCCTCTATCCACGTAAATATGCTTGGGTTGATAAATGTTATTTAACTCGATTATTCTTTGAACCGCAGTCGTGAGGGTGTATTCTGATTTTTCGATTTCCTGTCTGTAGCACATCTTGATTTTGTTTTGAAACTTTGCGTCCTCGTACGCGTCTGAACAAACTTCAAGAACCACTATGTTTGTACCAGCCCCATATTTGTCCCAGTCAACTCCTATGGTGTAAAAATTTCTAGCCGAAGTAACTTCGGTCCTGTAATCCCATCCAGGCTCGACAAAAGCTTTATCAACAAATTTTCTTGGATAGACACCCTCCGAGTCCTCTCCCCAATCCGCCTCAATCTCATGTCGATATCCAATTTCGGAATATTGCTCCTTGAACTCATCTTCTTGTTCCTTGGTAAAAAACGGATTGCAATATGAGGGAAACCAAAATTCTTTAAATCTCTCAGATCTGCACCATTCCCAAAATCTTTCCCTTCTTCCAGTCGGAGTAGAGGCCCCGATCAATACTTTGTCTTCCTGATCTTCAGATGTTTTTTGCAACATGGCGTACAAAGCGTCGAGGTCATCGGTGTGCATGTAGTCCATTTCGTCCAAAACGATTACATGGGCTTCTTGACCACGGGCAACATCCGACTTGCCACCAGACCTCATTCCTGAGGTGAAAAATCTGATTGTTGATCCGTTGGAAAACTCGATCATAAACTGAGGACTTGTCACTTTTCTGGTAATCGAGTTGAATACTATTTGATTTTTTGACGCTAATCTTACAATTTCTTGATAAATTAATTCAACGTGAGATTTCATTGGTGCGATGACGAGACATCTGCCGTCTTTATGGGTGTAACTGTAATGAAGAAGATAAACCGCCATGCTGAAGGTTTTTCCAAGACGTCTTCCTGCCCTCAAAACTTTTCTTAATCCTGGATCTCGCAAAATCAAAGTTTGATAAACCCTAGTCTCCGCCCCAAGAAACTGTTTTGTCCAAAGACACGGATCTTTGGCTAGATGTATTTGTCTTTGTTGTTCGGCTGAAATACCATGATCCAACAACTGCGCATCTATTTGAAACGGCTCATCAATAAGAAGCGATAACTCCTGATTGCTGAGAGGTCTTTCCATGATTGGCTCTCCATTGGTCCAATTAAGATGTTTGAGTTTATTTTTAAAGACCCATTCAATTCTGTTTATTTGTTTTACGGTTTCTGGATTTTGTTCTTTGATTATTTCAATCAGGTCTTCTCGAGAAAGTTTTTCTAAACTCTGCCTAAATTTTAAAGTTTTATTTTTCAATGTTTGAGCCATGGCTATCCAAAATGCGCTGCCATCATCGCAGCTTCCGATCCAAGAAGACTCCTTGCATTGAGTCTTGAGTTTTGTATAGCCATAACACCTCTTGCTCTTGAGGTTGCGGCGACTTCGTTGTCCTTAAATCCGGCTCCAAACAACGGTTTATTAATTGAGCCCTGCATCGACTTCATGGCGTCTCTTGCAAAATTGACTCCTCTAGACGCTATTTTTCCAAAACCCTTACCAATATCATACACTAATTGACCCATGGACAAAAAGCCTATTGGGGTCATTGCGCTACCTACTACACGCGCTGCTCCCATTCCAGCAAACTTAGCCCCTACTGCTTTGGATCCGCCGGATTGTAAATACTGACCTGCCATACCCATCATTTTGAAACCGCCGCGACCTCTTGCAATGAAGTTTCCTGCATACTTTCCGCCTTCGGCAAAGTCATCTGCAAAACTAGCAAAACCCTTTAATCCACCCAATCTTCCTGTAACTCTTTTTGCGATCAGCCTTTGTGATTCAGTCATTAATTTTGGATTAATAACACCGGCATAGTATTTTGTTATAGCATTGCTGATTTTACCTTTAGTCATCGTAGAAGCAACTGCTTTTATTGGGTCGTCGGCTATTGCAGCAGCATTTAAAGCTGCTGCTGCATTGGCGGCAGCTGTTGCATTATTGCCTGCTGCAGAAACACTTCTTGCAAGCATTGGTGGGAGTCCGATATTTGCTCTTGCTGCTGCAGATCTTGCAAATTGAGCTTGAAGTCTTACATTCATATTATTCTGTACTGCATTCATGGCTGGGTTGGCAACAGATTGTACTCTGGCTATATGAGCTACTATTGCTTCGCGGGCCTTTTCGGCTCTATGATATCTCGCTGTTTGCCTTCTAGCAAAAAAACCTGAACCTGATCCTACGCCTTTGGCAAGTGTGCTTTCAATATTGTTAAGCCTGTTTATCGATTCAATTCGACCCAATATTCCACCAGAAAAAGCCTTGTCTCCATCATTGAGTGGTGTACCAGACATGCGTCCTAACAATTTTCTAACCGATGGAAGTTTCTCTACGGCCCAATTGGCTGCAGTTGACAATGTTTGAAAAGGAGTATAAAAACCAAGAGATCTATCTCCGGTCAAAGATGTTAGACTAGACAGTCTGTTAAATGCTTTTAGCCTAAAATTGGTATTCAGTGATTGGCCAAGAAATGGTGCTGCGTCTGCTCTTGCGGCTCGCTTTTTTGCAAGTTTTCGCATGAAATTAAAATTGGAGTTTCCACCAACAAACATTCCGCTTGACCTACCGGAAACTGCTGGTGAATCACCAACAAGAGCACCTAATTTTTGAGCTCTACTTAATCTTCTACCGGTTGTCCCTGTTGCAACATCTGCAAATCCGCCTTTAAGTAAAGTATTTGCATATCTTCTTGAGTTTATCGCCGCTCCCGCAATAACACCCGGTATCGATTCACTCAAGTCAAACAAAAGTGGAACATCCACATCTCCTTTGGCCATTCCCCTCATTGCCATTCCGGAGTTCATGTTTTGCGGGTCGTAACTTTCACCCCCATACTCCATTTGGCCAGTCATTGGATTGAGCGGCATTAGCCCCTCCTCTGATTATGCATTCCCAAAACTATGTTTCCACTTGCATTCAATCTTTCTGCGGTTAACAATGATTGGTTATAAAATGGCGATTGATTCAATATTTGCCTGTTTCTTGAAGCGGTTCCGATAATATTATTTGCTGTTATTGCTGTGCCAATTGCTCCACCTACAAGCCCACCAGCTACGGCACCGATTTTTCCCCCTACATACCTAGCGCCAATAAAAGCTCCGGCTGCAGTTCCAAGAAGTGGCGGAATTGCTGCACCAACTGGGCCTGTATCAATACCAGTTCTGCTTATGTTCATGCCTCTTGCAATCGATTGTCCAGGCAATCCGCTTTTCATATGCAACATTGAGGGCGTCAAGTTTGTTCCCAATACGCCCATGTCCGCCTCTGGATCGTCAAATGCAACATCCATTGCGGCGTTTATTGTGTTTGGGACTACTTGGCTTCCAAAACCTCGAATTCCCCTATAGCCTACATAAGCCGCAAAAAGCGCAGCAGGCGCTTTTCCTCGCATGCCGCCGCATCACTCTTGTGCCTATATTTCGCAGTGGCATGTGCTATCCTCCATATAAATGGTTGTATTTATCCGGCCCCATGCGGGTGTGGGATATTTTATTTCTATCCAAATTTCCGACTAC